GTTTAAACATCTTCAAGAGATAGACTTAACGAAAGTAATTGAAACTGACGACCATACGGAAGCTAAAGATAATTTGGCTTGCAGTGGCGGAACTTGTGAGGTAAACTAATGTTTTATTTTGGATCAGAACTAATCAGTGGTGTTAATGTAGGTATTGAACACATGAGTTATAAGCAGATAGGCAGGAAAGGTAAAGGTTGGATACTCTTGCTTGATCTTCTAATCATTCGACTGATGATTGAATGGGATGAAGATGGAGAATAAAGAAAGGGGCTTAAGTGCCCCTTTTTTATTTCTCTGATCTATTATATTCCTCTACAGTATCTTTACCAACCAAAGCTCCAAGATATGGGGAATACTCTTGTAGTAAAGCACCAAAATTCTTAACTATCTCAGGTCTTTGCCTTAATAGAGCATTAGTAACTTTTTGACCTGTAGGTGAATATATAGTTGCTGCAGCAATACCTGAAGGAATAGCAACTAATGGGCTAAATAAAGAAGCTAATATACCAGTTTGTCTACCCTCTGCCATAGAACCTGCTGGAGCAGTTAATACTTCTTCACCAGCTAAAGCAATATCTTGATTTAAAGCCTTACCTGATGCGTATGTTTTAGATCCAGTAGCAGTTCGTTTAACTGCATTCCTATAGTTTTTAGGAGTAAATATTCCATTAGTATCGCCAGTAGATTGAATAGCTTTATTAATAGAGAATAAATCTCTATAGGCACTATCTATCTTTCTTAAACTACTATTCTCAGTAGGATTTTGTTTATTTAAATTAGACTTTATTGTATTTAGCACCTCTTTAAGAGCAACTCCAATTTTTCTATCGTCTGCAGTAGTACTTGTTAGATAGGTATTAATTTCTTTTTGGAAGTCAGATTCAATTCCTTTATAAGTAGCACCATCTACTGTTTCTAAAACATTACCATATTCTTTTGGTTTATTCTTAATAATATTAGTTAAACTATCTCTAACTTCAGTAATAGGTTGAGTACTTTCAGCTAAAGCACTTCTTACATTAGGGAAATGCTTATAAATAATAGCATTTACAGCTTGATTTACTTTAGTTTCTTGGTCAGGAAGAAGTGTTCCTTTTTTAATTGTTTGGTTAATATTAGCCATTGTTTTGACATCAAGACTAAAATTAACTTTTTTTAATACTTCATCATAAGCATCTGAAATAATTTTATTTGTAGAATCAAAAGCCTCAAATCCCATCTTATTATCAGGAAGTTTTTGATCTATTTTAGAAAGTGCTCTATTATAAATAGCCTTATTAAATTGTTTTGTAGCCTCATCTTGAGCAGTTCTAACATTACCAGCAAATGGAAGATTCTCTAAGAACTGTTCAAATGACTTATACTTACCACCTAATGTTTGACCTAGTGTAGGAATAATATCTGATTTACGAAGTAATTCTTCTGCTTTACCAACAGCAGGTTTTAATACTCTACCAACACCACTCACTACTTTTTCACCTAATGGACCTGCTATAGTGCCAATAGCAACTTGTTTAGCTTTTTCAGTAGCAAAATCTCCTTCAGTAACTGGCTCAACTGCAGCCGTTGTACCTCCAATTAATGCTGAAGTACCTAGTTTACCTAAATTTAAAAATGTACCAAGACCACCTGAAGCTGCTGTAGTAGCTAAAGTTACAGGATTAAGTAAATTACCACCAAGTCTATCCCAATCAAAGCCAGTTTCACCTGAAAGTTTACGAGCTAATTGGTAATCTTTTTCAAGTTGTTTAATATGTTCATCAGAGGCTTTAATTTTTTCAGGGTCACTTCCAGCAGCATGACGAAGAATTTGTGCTGCACCAACAAATGAATCTTCCCAACCCTTTTTCCATCCTGAAGGTGTTTCAGGCTTTTGTCCTTTTAAAGCTTGTTCAATTTGAGCATCAGACATTTCTGCAGGAAACTCATATTCAACTCCATTAAATTCTATAATTTGTGGTTCATTAGCCATTAGTCTGCCTCCTGAAAACCTACTCCAATAACATATTTTCTTTTCTTAGGTTTAGGTATATTAGATTCTTCTCTTGATGGTCCTGCATCAATTGGTAAAGGAAGTGGTTTTCCATTTTCTTTTTTATTTGCAGATTCAGCTTGTCTTTTTAATCTTTCAATACCACGATTAATTTTTCTTTCTGCTGACTCTAATATATTTTTCATAGATTCAGGCTCTAGTGATTGCTGACCACCCATGATACTTTGTAAGTATTTAAGTTCCTCATTAGAGTCATTACCACCAAATTCTTTAAGTCTAGGAACTACTGTATTACCAATATATGATAGGAATTCTTCGGTATTTCTTACTTTCTCAGGACTTCCTATTAAACCACCTGTGGCTTTTGTAATAAATTGTTTAGCAGGTCCATAAATACCACCATTAATACCTTTAGATAAAACTACTTTTGCTTCTTGTAAACTATCTAATGCAGAATATTTATTTTCAATATTAGCTACTGCTTCTCCAATTACTTTACCAGCAGCTTCAGATGCTTTTCCTGTATCTACATTAATACCACCAATAGTTACATTACCTTCACCTTTAGATTTACCTTTAATTTCTGACTCAATAAATTCTTTCATTTTAGCTTGATATTCAGCAGATCCTTCTTTATACCCAGCATCTATTAATTGCTGAGCCATAGCAGATTTCTTTTCTCTATCATTAATATCTAACTTTGAGAAATCCATACCATTTTCAATTGCTAATTTAATTGATTCAGGAGATACTTTTCCTGATCCTGCTAATGTCCAAAATGCTTTTTCTTTTGGATCATTTTCTTTAGCAGTTTTTGTAGCAAGTGCTTCATCTTTTTTAATAGCAGCTTGAGTTTTATTCCAATCTTGTATTTCACCATAACCAGCAATAGATGCTTGTGTAGCTTCTCTTTCTAATCCAGCATCTCGTAAATTTTTAACAAGTTCAGGATAGAGCTTAGTAGGATCAGTAACACCCTCACCTAAATTATTTTGAGTAATTTGTAATACTTGCTCTAATTTAGTTGCTTTTTTTAAAGTAGGGTCTTCAATACCAAGTAACCCTTGCACTGCTCCACCAATATTTTGACCTAATTTAGAGGCACCATATACAATGTTTCCATAGCCAGTAGGAGCATTTTGAGCCATAAATTGTGCTCTAGCTTCATTCTCTTTAGCTATATTAGCCCTAACTAAATCAGGAGATAAACCAAATAAACTTCCAACGATGTCAGCCATAATTTTTCCTTAGAATTTAATACCGCCAGTATAAGCACCACTGCCTGATGAAGGACTACCAAATAAGCCACCAGCCCAGTTACCTAAACTACTCATTCCACTTTGAATTGAACTTGCAGGGAATACACTACCTAGTAGATTAGAGAATATACCTGCATTAGCAAGGTTAGCATTATATTGAGCACCAGCACCTTGATTAAGCATACTAGCTTGATTTACTCCAGCATTTGATGCTGCTGTACCAAATTTATAACTTAAATCTAACGGAGTCATCCCAAGTTGCTCTAAGTTAGTACCTAAACCAAATAAACCTGAAGCTGTTTTATATGGGTTAGCTAGTATTTCACCACCTAAACCATAAGTTGAAAGAGCTTGTTTAATGTCATCTAATTGTTGTTGTCTTGCTCTATCTTCAGCACCTAAATAGAGTTGTTGATTTTGACCTTCACGAGCTTTTAATAAAGCAAATTGTTCAGGGTTAACATAACCACCTTCTACACCAGTACCTAAACCAGTGCGACCTTGACTAAATAGAGTATTAGCAAGTCTACTCTCTTCTTCTGCTCTTGATGGAGCCATTCCAGCTAATACTTGATTATAGTAATCTTGTGTCTTTTGACCAATATCAGTGCCTTGAGCACGATTAAATAAGTTTATTCCATATTGTTGAATGCCTTTAGAGAAATCAACTCCAGCTTGACCAGGAAGTGCTTGCATAGCACCACCATAGAATATATCTCTCATAGCAGAGAGTCTAGGGTCTAAAGTATAAGTACCTTTTCCTTTATCAAACTTGCTTTTACCAAAACCAGTTGTAAATGATTTAGGGTTAAATGCAGCTAATTCAGCATTCTGAGCTACTTGAGCAGCATATTGATCTGCAGCATCATTAGTTCCAAATATACTTCCAATTGCATCCGAAAAAAAACTCATGTTAAACCTCAGTCTTTATAAAATTAATAATATTTTCATTTCTACTTATTTCTTTAAACCCTAGTCTCTCTACAAAATCTTTTGCTTCATGGAATGTAGCTGCTTCAGCTTTTCCATATTTTAAGATTATATTTTTACATAACCTTTTGTACATCTTCATGGGAAACCACTTACCTTTATACTCAGGGAGGCATCCACAATGTATTCTATTACCTTTTACTACGAATAAAGCAACTGTTTCATTATTACGATAAATTGGGTAGTAGTCCCAAGTTAGTGCTTCTTCTAAAAACTGTTTCTTACCTTCTTTTGGACTTCCATATATCTTATATAGAAGATCAGCATAAAATACTTTATTCATAAATTACAATAACTGTACCATTATCGTATGTATCTGAACTTTCAATATTAAACTCTAACTGAGTTAGTGCACTTGCAAGAGTTTTACTACCACCTAAATAAAAAATACCATTATTTTGTGAAACACCAAGTGATCCTGTAACATACCAGTCGTAATTACCACCATTAACTAAAGTGATAATTCCGTTTAATTTATTAGCAGCTGCATGAAGAGCTCCTGCACCAACAATAAGGATACTATCTGACCAGTTACTTGTATCAGTACCAGTAGTAATACTTTTAGTACTACCAGTTGTTCCTAAATAGGTAGATGTAGAGTCTACTCCACTAGAGGTTCCTAATCTAATGAATGGTTTATTTGAACCACCACTTGTTGAAACTTCTTTAAATAATAAAGATATTCTTCTAGCCCAAGAGGGTACATTAGAAATTGTAACTATTTCACCAGTCATTGTCGTTGGACTAGATGGAGATAAATTAGCTTCTTTTAATCTACTTGGAGTTATAAATTTAGTAGTATCTGTTCCAGCAATAATCTCTGTAGTTGTAGCAATTGCTGCATAACCATATCTTGATGAAGTCATTGAGCCTGCTGAGGTTACTGAACTTCCATAAGTAATTGTAAATCCACTTCCAGTAGCAGTTGCAATAGTATAATTACCTGCAGTTAAATCACTACCTGAAGATTTAGTAAATGTAATATAAACTATTTGACCTGCTGTATATGTATTTGTAGCTGTAATTGTAATTGTTGTACTTGATGTAGCTGCATAAGTACCTGTCACTACTGTATTTGTAGCACTATTTAATGGATCAACTACTGGTAAATCACTTGTTAAAGCAATAGTACCACTTTTATCTGCTACTGTAAGTGTTCTAGTAGTAGCTGTAGTAATATTACCAAGCTCTAAAGCAATCTTTTTAGTTGCATCTGTATTGTCTATAATACTAAATGTAGTATCTTTAAATGTTTGAACAGTAGAATAAGTCCTTGCAGTATCTGCTGCAGCTTGAACAAACTCTGTTGTAGCTAATTGAGTTGAATTAGTGCCTGAAGATGCAGTAGGGGCTGTTGGAACTCCAGTTAATGCTGGAGAAGCTGTGTTAGCTTTACTATTAACAGCAGTTACAATACTATTAAATTCTGTATCAAATTCAGAACCTTTAATAATTTTACCTGGATCTGAGTCTGCTAAAGAGTCTTTTGCTAAGAAGTTTGTACTTTTGCTATAGTTTGACATTATAATGTTTTCCCTGTTTGTAAATAAACATCTATTTTTTGTATGCTTAAAGCAGCATCATTAATTGTTGATTCAATACCAAATTGAATGACTTTACCTGAACCTGTTAAAGGTACAGAGATACTCTTAATACCTAAACCTACTGAAGCATATTTAGCTGAGTTATACTTAGCAGTAGTATTATATTTAGAATAAGTAGCACTACCTAATGATTTAACTATATTTTGTGACATAGGATTTAATGTATAATCATATCCATATTTAAATACAAAATCTTGATCTCCACTACCTATAACCATAAATGATGCTTTTTTAAGCATCTTATTAGTTGTTGGAGCACCTAAATCAGTTGTAGATCCATAATATTTTAAAGTATAAACATTACCATTGTCATTGTATCCATTGTATTCTGAAATTGCTCCAGGAGTACCTATAAGAAGTTTTCTATCTTCTGTAGAACAAAATGCAGAGTAATTAGTTCCTAATGTATTATTCCAAATAGTAGTTCTAGCTGCACCATTAGGAAGAGTATTCCTTAGATCAAAATAAACCATAAGTTTAGATCCAGGAAATGTAATAAGGTAGAATGAGTCTCTTTCAAAATAAGCACTTCTAACATTATTTAAAGTCTCAATATTAATATATCCAACTAAGTCATCTCTAATGTTAAGAGATAGTTCTCTCATTGGCATAGACTTTTCTTGTATTGTTCTGTTTAAACTTCTTACTCCACTCTTAGATAAGAATATTAAATCAGTTCCAGTACCTTGTACTGAATCACGAGCAATACATCCAATACCTTTAATAACATCTGCTAATACCATTGTTGCAGGATCTGATGCACCTGAATAGATTACAATGTTATTCTTTAAGAAGATAACTAAATAATTATTATGTTGAGCTAAGGCTACAACTTCATCATTATTACCAACTACTGAACTAATATCAACTAGACCTGACCCAGTTCCTGAAAATTGAGTAGGATCAACAAGTTTGCTATAATATATAGTTGATTTATTACTTGTTAAATTAGCTACCCATATTCTACCAAAAGATGCTAAACAGCAATCAGGATCAAATGTTGTAACTCCACTTGGTCTATTTCCATATCCAGTAGTTTGATCTACTTTTTGTAGAATAAAATTACCAGTATGTGGATCTACTGTTCCTTTTCTTCTCCATACTAATAAAGGATTTCCTATTTGTGCAGCAAAAGCATAAGAATTTGCATCAGGACCTGATCCTTCAGGAAGAGAAGCCCACTGCCATCTATTACCTGTAAATGTAGGTTGAGGTGATAAATCTGTTGATGGATTTCCACCTGAACTTTTAATAGTCTCTAGGTTTAAAGTAGTAGTCCCTGAGTATAGTTTTAATCCACCAGCAGAGAGATATTGAATAGACCCATTTACTTCTTTAAACTCGAATATACTTTCAATTGGGTCAGTATCAGACAATGAGTTATTATTGGTTGTAATCTTAGACCAACCTTTTCTAGCACCAAGACGACCATATTTATCTATAACACAGTTATTAGCTATAGTAGCATAACCATTTTCAAGTGTAACACCTGACTCTTGAGTATTTAAACCTAAGAATCCAGGGGCTGCTATTGATAAAGTTTTTAATTGACCAGCCATTAGCTTGGAAACCACACTGTTTCTTCAGGTCTATTACCAGCTTCAATAGCAATCATATCACTTAGCATATTTCTATATCTTACTTCTTGTTCTTGCAGTCCACCATCTTCACCTCTTTCAGAGAGTGCTCTAGCAATTGTACCTTCAATTACTAAATTACCTGGTACTTGAATGACATCTGTATCATTCTCTAAGTCAGGTTGTGGAAGAACCATATTAAATCTTAAATTGTATGCACCATCAGGTATTGGGTATACATCAATCTGAGTATCCCCATTACTATCTACACCATTAAAGTTATAATAGATAGGTTGTCCTTGAGGAACATCTGTTAGTAGGAATTGTTTATTAAACCACTCTAATGATTTTGAATCCATAATGATGTTAGAAGTGTCATTAATCACATCAATGATTCTAAAGCGAGTTCCTGAACCCTCTAACACATAGTTAAAGAAGCCTTGGGTAGTAGTTGCTGTAAGAGTATCTCTAAGAACACTCCAATTCCAAGCATCTTCTACTTCTCTTTTAACTACATTAACAAGGTCACCAATAAGAGTAGAATAAGAGTTAGCAGTCACTGTAGAAACAGGACTATCCTCTCTAAGTCTTCTTAAAACCCTATTGACAATTTCTAAATAAGTCATTATAATATCCCTATATATACAACAATTATACCATAAGAATGGCTATTTGTCAACTACTTCTTTTTCTTTTTAGACATACCAGCTTGTGAAAGAGCAATAGCAATTGCTTGTTTCTTAGACTTAACTACAGGACCTTTTTTAGAACCAGTGTTTAATGTACCAGCTTTATATTCAGCCATTACTTTACCAATCTTAGCTTGTTTACCTGCTTTAGTTGTAGGTTTCTTCATTTAAAGTCTCTCTTTCCTTTATTGTCTATAATTAATGCTTGTTTCCTTGGAGTATTACCTTTAATTGTTGGTATTGATAAATGTACCCAACTATCAAACTCTAATATAACCTGATCGTAAGAAACATCATTATCGACAATGGCTCTAACCACTGCATTAGGAGACATTCCCTTGACATTAAAGTCAACTGCACATCCTTCACAATGCTGTGATGTTTTACTTCCACCCACTGTTTCATTGACTTCTCTCGATCTATACCCTGAACTAATCAGGAATGGTTTATTAAATATTTTTCTAACTTGTTCTAAAAAGAATGCAAGTCGTTCTAAATTATCTTTTACTTTTTCTGAAGGAGTATTATCTAATCCCCTTCTTGATGCTACCTGACTAAATGTAAGTTCTTCTAAACTAAAGTTTGGACTTAGTTTCATTTCTTCCTAACATAAAATAGACTTCTTTCTCCAAAGAGATAGAAACCAATAGCACTAGCAAAGTTATTTACTTCTTCACTCATATTACCTGATACTACAGTGAAAGCCCAAGTAACCAATACTAATATACCTACAATGGGTCTCATAAGCCTTACAAGAGCTTCTACCCATGGATATGATGTAGTACCACTACCTGCTTCATTAATCGTTTTAAACATCTCTAAATCGAGTTGTTTCATTTGAACATATTGCTCAATAGTAGCTGGTTTAAATTGGTCAGGAGCAATAAATTTATTAATAAGAGACTTACCTAAGTCAACTGCTACTGGACCTAATGCTGCTAATAAGGTTAATGGATCCATTTAGAATGTTTTCCTATTAAATTTATAAAGTTTACATACTTCATCTGCTAACTCTTTAAAACTACCATCATGTCCTGCATAAGCATTGGTATATTTATTTCTTTCATAAAGAAGAACATGAATCATCTCATGCAAAAGAACTTCTGACATTTTCTTAAAACTATCTTGTCTAGTCTCAATATGAACTGTCATATTACCAGGAGTAAATAGTCCATCACAATCCTCTGAATCCATCACTTCAAATCTCACCTTATGGGGTGAAGGCATCTTATACCTATTAAATGGTGGAAGCCTTATAAATGAACTATAGAGATGTCTAAGAGTCTTTTTATTTAATAGACCAGCCATGCGTCATAGCCCATAAATAAACTAATCCAGCTAACGCAATAGCTACAATACCCTTTAAAGACCATACACCAAATTTAGAGAATTGTTTATCTAACCATTCTTCTAATGCCTCTTTAATTGCTTCTTTTTGTTCATTTGGTGTCATAATATTATAAATAAGAAATGTTAATTGTTCCACCATCAAATGCAGGTGTTCCTGCTACAGAAGTTACTCTGATATTTGCTAGTGCTCCTGATGTTGCTTTTGATCCTGCTAATAAAAATGTAGCTGTAGAAACTGTATCTCCAAACAAAAATGTACAAGACCAAAGATTAGATGATGAATTAATTAGTCTTAAAGTCACACTTCCACTCATTCCATTGGCAACTGCATAAGTAGTTTGCATATCAAAACCAGCAGTAGATGTAAGTGAAGTTGCTACAGCACTACCACCTTGTCTAGTTGTAGATCCTAAATAACCAGTAGTCTCAATTGTAGATCCACCAATTTGTATTCTTATAGCAGCAGCAGTAGTTGAAAAAGAAACTTCGGCAAGATTAATATTAATTTCTTTAGCTGTTGATGGAATACCTGAAAAATCTATGGAAGTATTTGTAGTTAAACCATTCCAGTTATATGCTTTTGATGTACCTAATGTTAATGTTGGAGCAGAGGAACTTGTCCATGTTGTACCATTACTTGTTAGGACATTCCCTGAAGTTCCTGGAGCTACTAAATTACCTGATAATGAAGAAGTACCATTACCTAGGATAACAGAGTTAGCTGTAATAGTTGAAGCACCAGTACCACCATCTGCTACTGTTAAGTCTGTAATGCCTGTAATAGAACCACCAGTGATAGTAACATTACTTGCTGGTTGTGTAGCAATAGATCCTAAACCTAAATTAGTTCTAGCTGTTGTAGCATCATTTAAGTCAGATAAATTATTAGCTCTATAAGCATAAGTAGTATCTGCTCCTGTAGCTGTTACACCTAAAGATGTTCTAGCTGTTGATGCACCTTCTGCAACCCAAGCAGTTCCATTAGCAACAATAAAATTACCATTAGTTTTATCTAATCCACCAATAGTAGTTAGGTCAGCATCATACCCTTGAACTGTTGTTCCAATAGCTGAAGGAGCTAATGGAGTATAAGTTAATGCACTTGTGACATCTGAAGATGATAAAGTAATATCACCATTTCTTGAATTAAAGGATGTTACAGCACCAACTGTTGTAAACGCAGCGTCTTGCCATGCTGCTCCTGACCATACATATAAATGAGATGAAGTAGTATTCCAATAGATAGCACCAACTTGTAAAGTATTTCCATCATTGTCTACTGTAGGGACAGATGATTTAGCACCAAGGTATAAATCTGTAAAACTATCTAAACTAGCTGCAGCATCAGAAGCATAATTAGCTGAGGCAACAGCACTAGCTTGTGCATCTGCAGCAGCTTGTGTGGCAATATAACCCTGATTGGTTGAATCAGTGGTTGCATTACCTGAACCTCCCTCACCTCTATAGATAGCCATTATTAGTCCTTAAAGATTTTGTCAATAATGCTTTTCTTTTCTTTCTTTTCTTTAGGTTCTTCTTTAGGAGTTTTAACAGCTTCTTTCACCTCTTCCCAAGATTGATTAGCTTGATAAGATTTAATGTCTTCTTTGTTATGAGCAAAGTGAATTTCACCTGATTGTTTATTGATAAATTGCATTATGGTCTCCTTAGTTATCTTTATGGATACTAAATAATACCCATAAAAATAGCCCCTCTTGCGAAGGGCTAAGTTGCATTAAGCAGGAACTGCTAAAGCGAAGCAAGCGTTGTCACGAAGCTCAGCAACACCATAGAGAGTATCTGCAGTGTAAAGTGTACCTAAGTACTCTTGTTTGTATTGAGTTTGTGAACGAACACCTTGTTGTTCTACTAAAACTGCTGCGTCTTTATGACCAAGTAAGCAGATTCTAGCAGCACCAGTTGCTGTATCAGCGTTAGAAGAAACAAACACTGGGATACCATAAAGGTTACCAATTTCACCATTACGGATTGTGTTGTTACCACCAGCTTCACCAACGAATGCTTGTTCTGTGTAACGAGCAAGACCCATTAATGTATTGCGTGCTGAAGGAGGGATTAAGAAGAAACGACCATCCATTGGAACATCGTTGTCATCTAATCTTTGAATAGTTCTACGGATAGCTGCATCTGTTAAAGCTGAAGCATTTGGTGTGCCTGAGTTATAAGCAGTTGTACCATCACCACCGATGTAAGCACCACTGTAAGTAGCACCTGAACCACCATTGAATGTACGACCTAATTGTACTAATGAAGTATCAACTTGTTTAGCTAAAGCATAACCAGCGTCATCTGTGTAGAAACGACGGAGTGATGAAAGAGCTTGAACTTCTACGATGTCTTCGATTAAGCGTGAATATTCGTAGTGTTTATCAATAGAAACTGCTACATCACCTTCTGTAGCTGCTTGTAAAGCAACTTGGTTATTAGCTGTTTTTAATGAAGCTGTACCACGAGTTGGTGAAGGAATATGAACTGTGTCACCTTTCTTACCAACGAATGACATTTTTTTAAAGAGATTAGCTGCAACAAGGTTTTTCTTGTATGCTGCTACAATCTCGTCACTCCATACTTCAGGAATGAAGGTTGCTGCTGTTGTTACTGTTACTTGACTAGAGCCTAAAGCCATGATATAAATCCTTTTCTATAGTGTTAAATTACACGACCCTCTCGATAGGCTGCCATTATCTCATTGGACATAGCATCATATCTATCAGGATCAGTTTGCATAAGTTTAATAATATCGCTTCTACGATACTTCTTTTTAGCGACAGTCTCAGAAGTTCCATTGTTAGTACCAATGTCAGCAGCTTTTAATTGCTGTTCTCGGTCAACTTTGGATGTTTCTGCTACCTTTTTAGTGATATTTTGTCTGTCATTCCAAGTAGAGAGAAGTTCTTTTGCAGAATCATAGTCAAACTGTGTTTCTGCTCTAGCGAATAACTCTGTTCGGACTTTTGAAGACTTAATCCAATCTGCAAAGTCAGGTGATTGAACTACATCTTGCACATTAGGAAACTCACTTCTAAGCTGAGCAAGAGTTTGTTCTCTCTTCATCATTAATGCTTGTTCTTGAGCTTGCTTAATTGCAGGATGATTATCAATTGCCTTATTTACTGCTGTCTTAGGTTCAACAAAGAAATCATCATCACTAATTGTCGGTTCGTTTACTTTTGATTCTTTAGCTGTTTGTGTTTTAATGAAGTCATCCACTACTTTGCGTAACTCACCTACTTCACTACCTTGACGACCAATGAGCTTCTCAGCTTCTTGGTGCATGGCAACAATGTCTTTAAGTGACTTACCACGATATTTCTCAGGGACTTCTTCTAACTTCGGTTCCTCTTTAGCTGGTTCTTCTTTCAAATCTTTTGCAACATTTGGTTGAAGATCTTCTAAAGGAGAAGTGTCCGTTGTATTTTCTAAAACCTCATCTAAAAATTCTGCCATATTATTTCTCCTGTGCTATTAGCATTTTAGGAAAGAATCTAAGCGGCATTCTGCTTAAGTTCTTTAGCCAACTGTTGTTTATGCTTTTTCTCCCAAGCAGCGGCTGCACCTGGAAAGCTTCCTGAATATCCTTCTAATTTAACTCTAGGTGTGCTAATAAGTTTATCAGCGTTAGCGTTACATTTAGGACAAGGTAGCGTCTGTGTGTATTCTGTCAACTCTTCAAAGTAATGATTACATTGAGAGCATTGGAACTCATACATCCGTTTCAAGTTTTAACTCCTCATAGGCTTGTTCTGAAGCTCCACGAAGCGACAGAATCCATTGAAGTATATCTATCTGACCTTTTCGTTTATGAAACTCTTCAAACGAATCAGCCGTATTAATCTTATTATATGTATCAAATAATTGCTGTGTATCTTCTATGAAGTCCACCCATCCCTGAGTAGACATCATAGAAAATCTATTTTCATAATAATCTTGTAATTCTCTATCCATCTATTGCCTTTTTAATAAAAGTAGTGTATAATGTGAGTTTATATAACAATTATAACATAGATTTCTTAAAAAGTCAAGAGATTTATTATGCGTCTTCAGCACCTTCAAATTCAGGCTTTTGCTTGATAATAGCGTATAATACAGAACGATCAGCACCTGCTACATATTCATCACCACCAATTTGAACTTTACCTGCTGATAAAGGTTGTTTGCCTGCATCACGAGCTTCTTTAGATGCGTAGCCATAGAATGTTACTTCTGTTCCTTTACCTTTAAAGTCCTCTTGCACTGCTCCAATGTTCCAATATTCTGCTGGAATACCAAAGTCTGTATCTACTAATTTTAATAACGCCATGTTTAATTCTCCTTTTAAGGGTTAAGTTATACTACTGCTAATCTTCTTACTGTGCCACCTGAATCTACAATTTCTATGTATCCTGTAGTGACTAATCCTGCACTTGCTGTATAAGTACCAAATTTAACTCTACCAGTACCTTTAGGTGTTAATGCTAAATCTATATTAGTATCTGTTCCTCCTGAACTTAATGAAGGTGCATTAGTTGCAGTACTTCCTGATACTTGTAGATAATTTACTGATGCAGTTGATCCTAATATAACAAATTGTCTGTTTCCTGTTGCATTACTCCAAAATGATATATTGCCTGAACCTTTTGACGAAACTACCATAGCTATAGAAGCATCAGATCCATTTGCAATAATACTCGGAGCATTTGTTGTTGTTTGCCCTGATATTTGAACATAATTAACTGCTGATGTTGTATGACTTAATACAAGTTGATTAGTATATTGTGTTCTAAATACCATTCCTGAAGCAGCAGAACCTGCATCAATAAAAGAATTAGTATTACTTGAACTATATCTACCTACATATAAAGATCCATTTGCATCATCTGCTGCAGAAATACCACCTACAAATGTTGTTCTCTTATCATAAGAAGTTGAGAATGGATTTTGTCTACCAGCTACTGCTGAATAGTTAGAATAGATAGATAGGTTTCTTAATGGGTATGTTGTATATGTTGTGTTATCTACCCAGTCTGTTAGATCAATTGTAATTCTATAGTATGTATCGCCTGTATGAATTGAACCTGTATAATAAGCATGCATACCCCAGTTATTACCAGAGTTAGCTGCACTAAATACCATAACTTGACGAGATGTATATGTGCCGCCAATAGTTGCAGAAGATTCAATTGTTACTGTAGCTGTTGTATAAGTTATTGCTGACCAAGTTGATTGAAGCATAACTAAAGAATTAGTTGGCCATCCATCAGAAGCATTAACAATAAATCTAAAAGTTCTATTTGCGTGAGCTATGTCTATACCAGTGCTTGGATTTCCATCTAATAAGTTTTGTATTCCTGATTGTCCAGCAGCCCATGATGTCCAAGTAGAAGTTCCATAATCATAATATTCAGGTGTTGTTACTGTTCCGTAACGAATCGTATCTGCCGTAGCATTTTGAGTAAATAATCTAAAAAAGTTAGTTTGCTCATAAGTATCATAATAGTAAGAGCCTACATTAAATGCATGATACTTGTGAGTTGATAGCGCTAATGGCGTTCCGTTTTGTTGAACTGTTCCTGCACCTTTTGGAACTAAATTAAGACTAATATCTGTATCTGTACCTGTACTTCTAAAAGAAGGTGTACCGCCTGCTACTGCACTTACTGCTTGAAGTTGATTAGCAGTATTTGCTGTAGGAGTTACATAGAAACCCCATTGACCTGATGAATTAGCAAAAGCAATACTACTTGTACCTTTAGATCTAATATCAAGAGCTATATTTGCATCGCTACCCTGTGCAGATAAAACTGGTCCTACACCTGATGTACCTCCAGCAAGTTGTAAGTAATTAACTGCAGAGGCAGTATGATTAATAACAGCTTGTCTTGTACTACCTGCACCATTTGTAAAAAAGGTAATAGCACTAGATGTACCTGATGATACATATAACTGACCAAAAGTAGAGTATAAATGAGAACCATTAGATGAGTTTGAACTTCCTATAATACCTATAGCTCCGTTTGATACTCCATTTGTATCTGTTTGTAATCTTAATGCTTCACCATTTGGTACAGATATTACCATTGAGTTATTAAGACTCTTTAATAAAGTACTTGTACCCATAGAAGCTACACAAGCAGCCCCAGTTCCACCGCCACCACTAAAGGTTACTGTAGGTTGTTCTATGTAGCCTGAACCTGCGTTGGTGATTGTAAAGGCAGAATTGATTGCCCATGTTGCAGTAAATGTAGCACTTGAGCCTGTTCCACCTGTAACTGAAATTGGATTACTAGGTAATGCTGTATATAAACCAAAACCTGCTACTGTTACACCTGTAATTACACCACTTGATACTGTGCTTACTGTTAATGTTGCAACACCACCTGTGCCACCAACAAATGTTAAAGTATTACCTACTGTATATCCTGTTCCACCTGATGTAATTGTTGGAACACCTGCTAAACCCATAGTAAATGTAGCTGTAGCTTGAACACCACCTGCTGTAGTTGGTGCTGATATAACCATAGTTGGAAATGAAGAATACCCTGTTCCTGCACTTGTTCTCGTAATAGCTGTTACTGTTCCACCATTACTTATATTTACACCACTACTACCAGGTGCTAAGTTAACTGCTCCTGTATTCTTAGATTGAATAGATAAAGAAACATTAGTATCTGCACCCTGTGATGATATTGTAGGAGATATACCTCCTGCTCCACCTGATGCTTGAACATAGTTAACAGATGATGCTGCAGTACCTACTCTAAATTGTGCACCTGTTGTATTAAAGTTAATTGGTTGATTATTACCTGTTTGAATAGCAATACCTTGTGGGAATCCACTTGGATTAAATTCAATATAAGACATATCAGTTGCATCAATACGCTGACCAAGTCTTAAACTGGCTGTTGTCCAATCTGTTCCTGTAGTATGTCGATATGAACTTGCTCTTAACCAAACTGCATTAGTATTATATCCTTTAGCAGCAAATAGTTCAGCAGTATTACCTACTGTTCCTCCAAGAGCTGTTGGAGTTAATACAGCTACACTTCCTGTACCTTTACCTTGAATTTGCATTGGTACATTTGTATCAGCGCCTACAGCTGCTAAAAGAGGACCTGTAGCATTTCCTGTAACTGATCCTTGAGCTTGTAGAAAATTTACAGAAGAAGTTGTATTAGCTACTGCAAATTGAGCAGAACCATCACTACCAACTCCTGAATTTGAATTAGTATTAAATTGTATTCCATTAGTAGAACCTGAGTTAAACCATAAAGCTCCACTAGATTTTAAACTAACTCTTCCTAAGGTTGCTCTAGTTCCAGTTACCCAAAGTGATGATGCTGTTGCATTTCCTCCTGAAGTATCATCTTGAACTTTTAATACTGTAACTGCTGAAGTTGTATTTAATGTTAAGTCAGTAGATGATGATGTGACTGAAGGTGTAATGACAGATGTAAACTTACCTGTGTTAGGAGTAACACTACCAATTGGAGGAGGACTTGCTAGATATTCTACAATACCAAGTTCAAGAAGTGATAGAGCACCATTTTTTAAACTCTGTATAACTAATTCTTTTTTATCATTAGGAATTACATCACCAGCATTAATCTCTTTACCATTAGATAAAGTAATTACTAATGTGCCATCAAAGTCTACATGAGCATCAGTGACAGATATACCATCTTTACCATCTGATCCATCTTTACCTTGCTTACCATCAATGCCATCTAGACCTTTAGGACCTTGAGGACCAACATCTCCCTTATCGCCTTTGTCACCCTTGTCTCCTTTATCACCTTTAGGAGCATTAATCTCAATGGCTTGAACTTCTGCTAAAATAGTTTCCTTAATGATAGCAAGTTCTTTTTCAATGTCAATTTCAGGAGGAAGTTCAAATGTATCGATGACTTCTTTAGGTAGAGCAATAGGAGAAGACGATGTTGCCTTCTTCTCTAGCTCATCTAATAAAGCAATTTGTTCTTCTTTAGTTAGGTTAAAAACCTGATCTAATATACTCATTGTGCCTTTTTATTCATTTGAAGTTTAACAATCTCAGCGTTCTGAGCCATGTCTTGTTCTTTCAATTTGATAGATTTTTCCTTAAGCATAAGGTCAGCAATCTTAGCTCTTCTCTCAAATTCTTTGTCATCTGCAGTACCTGCATCTAAATTGTTAGATAAAGCTGATGCAAGTTTAGCTTTTGTCTCTTCAGGGAGCAATTGAGTCTCAACCATATTCTTAGTAGCATTAGACTTATTAACTTCCACTTCAGAAACAGTCTTAGCAATATCAGCCTGAGCTTTTTGCATTTGCATTTGTAAAGTAGCTTGCTGAATTTGTTGTTGTTGTGGATCAGGTTGCATTGATTGTTGAACTTGAGCCATTAAAGCGTTTCTATTTGGTAGACTTGAGTTAGCAATCACACCTTGTAACAAGATAGGTACGATTGGACTGTCAGGACCAAGTGTTTTGAGTAGATTAATGATTTGTGCTTGTTCAACTTCACGAGCTAACATACCTAATGTTGATGATGAAATGAATTTCCAGTCAGCAGCAGGGAAATGTTCAGGGTCAAACTGCATAAATCTCCATGCAGCCTTCTCAATGAATGGAATTAAGAACTGATCTTGGAAATTAACAAGTGTTCTCTTGTTTTTCTTCAAGATTGATGATAAAGTGATAGATAATTCACCACCTACAGGTTGACTTTGTGTAGATTGTGTATCTAAAGTACCAGTTGCTTGTAAAAGCATGGTTTCAAATGCTTGTGCAGTCTGAATATTACCACCATCTGTCTGACCAAACTTGAATGGCATCAAAATTTCAGCAGGATTGCCATTAGTTAAGACAGATTTACCTGGTTTAATCTCAAATTTAGAGCCACGAGGTAGGCGAGTAGCATCCATACCCATCATAGGTACTGTTGTAAGTGCTAAAGAGTCAAGATGACTACGCAATTGAGCATCAATAGCCTTCTGCATATTGTAACCTTTTTCAGCTACACCACGACCCCAAAAGCGATTAGGCACTGTATCATCTTGATAAGCGATAATAGGGCGATCTTTCATCATGTAAGGGCTTCTTTCAGCCTTTAATAGCTTGTCATCATTACCGATAACAACGATAGCCTCTACTAAATCACCATATTCTTCCATTAAGTCTGATACATCATCTTCTTTTTTGAAGAGATCAGCTACTTCATCTTCTTGTGCATCTAATAATGATACAGGAACTAAGCCATAATAGCGTAAGAGTTTAATCTTATCGTCATTAGACTCTTGATCTAACCATGTAGGTTCTAAGTCTTTTTCAGGAGTTGAGTCATCTTCAATGTCTGTGTCTTTATAAACACCTGCTTTAACATTCTCAGCAACTTTATGTGCTGATACAAATTCTTCGATTGCTACACCAAGAGCATCTTCAATAGAAGTTGCAGTAGGGTCAATCAAGAAGTTCTGTGGTGAGATAGGTTTTAGAGTGACAATCACTGCATCTTTCTCTTCTACACCAACTGCCATAGCATCTACTTCAGGCATTTGTCTAGTTGCAGGTACTAACTCTTTAACTTTCTTTAATGTGATTTCACCAATACCTGTACCATAGATAGAAGCTAATAGACATACATCACCAACAGCTTTACGAAGTTTATTCTTTTTAAACTTCTCTTTCATATAAGCTTTTAGGTACTCAATGTCTTGTGGATTTTTGTCATCCATGTCATCTTCAATATCAAAGAGGTGATCTCCTTGACCAAAGATTGCTTCTTCAATCTCAGCAGTATGGTTCTCAATAGCTTGTTGAAGTGCAGGGGAAGTAATACGACTTCTTTCAGAGTCTCTTAAGCGATCTTCAGAAGCCCATTGACCTCTCCAAAGTCTTTCATACTCTTTCCAGTCGTCAAGGTAATTAGTATCTCGGTGGTCTCTCCACTCGTCTGTAGTCTCTATGATCCAATCAACTAATTTATTCGCCATTATCTAATTCCTCTTTGTCTTCAGTTAAAATATTTTTGTATTGAGGGAGTTGCATTTTTTCATCATCAATTGGTCCACCCATTAATTGATGGTCACAAGTTCTAACTGGAGAACAAGTAATATCTAAGAGTGTGCAATATGCTTGTGGAGTTGATTCGATGTCTTTCCATTTAGGATTTAATGGAAGTGCTGATGCTTTTAAATCTTTAGCAGGAAGATTAGCAATACAATCTTTAATGATGGTAGCATTTACATAGTAACGACAATTGTTACATAGTCTACCTCTAGCATCTCCAATAGATACATTCCATTTAGATGCTTTATCTTGCCAAAATTCATCATTAGGGATAGTAGGGTTAGCTGGACCAAGACCATCATACTCAATTGCTTTGAGATGGTTCTTAATGTTTAGAGAGTTACTTTGAAGTGGTAACGGACACGCATCTAGTTCTGTAAAAGCTTTAGCCATTTTAATATCCTGTTATTGTATCTATTGCTTGAAACTCTTCTTGCTCATAATCCTGGAAATACTCTACTATCTGAATCTGATCTATGTAAGCTAAAGCATCCACCAAGTCATCATGAAGCAAATGATTAGGAAAATTAACGAGCTGATCAATAAACTCATTGTTCCAATCTCCTTGGTTAAGAGTAACTTTGCCATGTTCAAATCTACCTTGTAAAGCCCATACGATACGATCTGTTTTTTTTTGGTTTCCATGAGTAACATCATCAATTCTAAAATAGTGATTATGTGTTCTCATCAAATCCATTAGGTAAGGAAGGGCTGCATTCTTTAAACTTCCCTTTTCAATACCTACAGCAACTGGTTCATATTCAACTACTGCCCTCATAATTTGAGAACAAGTTTCTTTAATGTCCCACCTACCATGTTTAATTTCTGCTACCCACCATCCACCTTCATGGACTTTTACTATCGCTATAGCTGTTTCATCCAGCTTACTATTCTTATTACCTGACTCTTTATCGACATTAATGAAACCAGCCAAGTCAACTGTAACAAAATAACGACCATCACTAGGTTCTTCTTCATCAATCTTTATCCAATCTTCTTTAAAGACATCTCTGCTGGCAGCTTCAAATGATG